GAGAGGATGGTGACGGGAACTGGATGATTGGCAGGGAGCAGCCCCGATTGGTGACGGCTGGTTTGGGGGGAATTTCGTTTGGGCCTTTGATTGCTGAGTGGGCGGAGCGTGTGCAGGGTGTGACGTTGATGCCGTGGCAGCGTGTGGCGTTGGATGGCCAATTTGAGACCGTTGCCCTGGCGGATGGTTCACCGGACATGTTTGGTTTTGTGTTTCGTGAATCGCTTGTTTCTACGGCTCGTCAGCAAGGAAAGTCTGTTGCGCTCACTGCGGCTATCGGCTGGTGGATTACTGAGTTTGCAATCCTGCGTGGGGAACCGCAGCACGTGTTGTCTGTGGCTAACCGTTTGGATCGTGCTGAGGGATTGTTCACTGTCCTGGCTCCGATACTGGTGGAAAAGTTTGGCGGGAAACAGTTGGCTGCAATTGGCCGTAAATCTGTCACGATGCCTGACGGGTCCACATGGGAAATCCGTGCAGCATCATCCCGCCTACATGGTGGGTCCTATGACGCTATTTTCGCAGACGAAATTTTTGACATTGACCCTGATGTGATTGACACGGCGTTGAGGCCGTCACAGATTGCACGGCGTTCACCGTTGCTCTCGATGTGGTCCACCGCTGGTGATGAATCATCCACGGCGATGCAGCAAATCCGGAGCATGTGTATTGCAGACATGGATGCGGGTGTGCGTGGTTCCACGTTCATGGCGGAATGGTCACTTGCCCCAGGTATGGACCCTAAGAACGAACGGAACTGGTGTTGGGCCAACCCTGCTCTAGGCACCACTGTCACCATTGAGGCGTTGCGTGCCGTGTCGAAAAAGGAATCATTCCTGCGTGCGCATTTGAACATGTGGGTGGCGGCACGTGGCGCATGGCTGGAACCTGGCGTGTGGGACGGTTTGCAAACAACAGAACCAATGCCGGCGGGCGGTGTGTTGAGTGTTGAATCATCACTCGATGAGGCGAGATTCGTGGGTGTGCGTGCAAGCACAGACGGCACAAAAACACATGTGCATGTGGAATTTGTTGTGGATTCTGAAACGCAAATGTGGGATGAGGTTGCTCGTGTCCTGGTGGACCAGCGTGTGCAACTAGCGGTCACACCCACATTGGAAATTCACGTGCCACCACAGTTCCAGCGGCGTGTGTGTGTTGTGGGCTATGGCGAGTTAGTCAAGTTCACACCGTTGATGAAAACGATGGTGCTGGAGGGACGGGTCACGCATCACGGCCATTTGCTATTGGCGGAACAGGTGCAGCGGGCGGTCATTGTCCGGACCGCTGGAGGAAACATCGTTTTGTCATCGCAAAAATCACCAGGGCCGATTGAACTGGCACGGGCTATGTGCTGGTCGGTTGCGCTCGCATCAAAACCGCAAACAAATACAAAACCGTTCATGGTGATTGCAAAGTAACTACACTCAACACCAGTGGTGGGCTACCTTGTCGGGAGGTAGTCCGCTACACAGATTTCAAGGAACCCCGCATGGCATTTTTCAACAAAGTGAACAAAGCAGCGATAAGCCCTGCACCGCCACAAATCAAAGCAGCAGCGGCTGGTGGGTATTCACCCAATAGTGCTGGTTTGGGTCCTGCAATGATTGGCCAGTACTACACGTACCAGGAAGGCCAACTACGCAACCGTTCCATGCAGATTCCAGCGGTGTCAAGGGCAAGAGATTTGCACGCCAGTGTGATTGCATCAATGAGTTTGAAAATGTATCGGGAACGCTGGAATGACACGGAAAAAGAAATGGAGGAGGAGTACATCGCTCCCCGTTCATGGTTGCGCCGTCCTGACCCTGCCATCCCGTATGAAACACTCATGGCGTGGACGCTCGATGACCTGTTCTTTTTTGGGCGTGCATTTTGGTACATCACATCCCGCACCCAGGACGGCTATCCGGCATCATTCACACGTTTGCCAGCAGGCTCCATTGAGACAATCGACCAGGCAGGACCAGTGTGGTTTGCACCATCAAATTCCATTTCATTCAACGGCGGCGAATTAGACCCCGCAAACCTGGTGCAGTTCATTAGCCCTGTTCAGGGTGTTATTTACATGTCCGAACAAACCATCGCTACCGCACTCAAAATTGAGGACAGCCGTTTTCGCAATGCGGCATCGGCCATACCATCGGGCATCCTGAAACAAACTGGTGGTGAACCGCTATCGGCGCAAGAACTGGCGGACCTTGCTGCGGCATTCAACGCTGCACGAGCCACAAACCAAACCGCAGCACTCAACGAGTTTCTGTCCTACGAACCGACCAGTGCAACACCCGACAAAATGTTGCTAATCGAATCTGCAAACTATTCCGCACTGGACATCGCACGTTTGTGCAACTGCCCGCCGTACCTACTCGGAGTCAGCACTGGTTCCTATTCGTACCAGTCATCCGAGCAGGCCCGCATGGACATGTGGATGTTTGGAACCAAAATCTATGCGGAATGCATTGCAAGCACACTTTCCAGTGATGCAGTTTTGCCACGTGGAACATACGTGGAATTCGATACTGATGACTATCTCGGAGAGACATACTCAATGGACACTGAACGAGTAGATGTTCAGGAAAACACACAGGAGGAACTAGCGTGATTCGCTTAGTCACTGACCAGGTAACCGTCACCGCACAGGCTGGTGACGAAACAGGAGAACGCCGCATCGATGCGATTGCGGTCCCCTACAACGTTTATGCAACCGTGTCCGGTGGACAGGAGGTGATGTTCAAACCAGGATCATTGCCCGTGGATGGACGCAACCCCCGTGTTTTCATGTACCACGATTCCACAAAAGTTGTGGGTGCAGTAGTGGAGCGTGTGGACACCCCTGAAGCCATGCTCGCATCCATGAAAATTAGTCGCACCGCACTCGGAGATGAGGCCCTGGTGCTTGCCAGTGACGGCGTGATGGATGTGTCAGTAGGTGTGAACGTCCTGGAATACACTGAGGACAAACAAGGACGAATGGTTATCACCGCCGCTGAATGGCAAGAATTATCATTAGTTCCCACAGGAGCGTTTGCGGGTGCTACCATCACCGATGTGGCTGCACAAGCGGACACTAATCCCGACACAGAAACAGAACCCACAGAACCAGTCGAGGAGACACCCGTGGAACTTGAAAACGAATCCGTACAGGTTGAGGCAGCAGTGCCTACCGCACCAATTCCTGCACAAGTCAAAAAGAATTTCGGAATGCCCACCGCTGGTGAATACCTTGCAGCGTTCCACATTGGTGGCGACACCTGGCAGCGTGTCAATGCTGCAGCAATCGAGGCAATGAACGCACGCCAGTCAGTATTTGTGCAAGCAGGTTCCGGTGGTCTCACCGACACTGGCAACACCCCTGGTTTGCTCCCTGTTCCAGTGTTGGGACCTGTGTTTGAGGACCTGAACTACGTGCGACCTGTGGTCGCAGCAGTAGGCGCACGTGCGTTTCCTGGTGGCGGAGAACAGAAAACCTTTATCCGTCCAACATGGACCACACACACCAGCGTGGCATCACAGGCATCCGAAAACGGAACAGTGTCCGCAACATCGCCACAGATTGCGTCAAACGTAATTAGCAAAACCACCCTGAGTGGCAGCGTCACCTTGTCAGTTCAGGATGTGGACTTTACGTCACCCGCAGCGATGGAAATCATCCTGCGTGACCTTGCATCGCAATACTTGTTGGCATCGGACAACCTTGCAGCCGATGGCCTTGTCGCTGGTGCATCCGCATCAGGTTCCACATGGACCGTCACCGCAAATGATCCATCATCGTTGATTGAATCAATCTATGACGCAGCCACCGACATTCTCAGCGCATCGAATTTCCTGCCTGACCACGTTTTCGTTTCACCTGATGTGTGGAAAAAATTGGGCGGTCAGTTAGACGCAGACAAGCGTCCAGTGTTCCCATACGCAGGGGCAGCAGGTTTGATGGGTGTTAATGGCATGGGTACAGCCAATGTGACCGTGGCCAACACATTCAACCCATTTGGATTGAACCTTGTTGTGGACCGCAATTTTGCTAACGGCACAATGGTTGTGGCACGTGGCGCAGCAATTGAGTTCTACGAGCAAATTCGTGGATTGATGAGCCGTGAGGTTCCATTGTCGCTCGGACGTGAGTTCAGTTACTACGGCTACGCAAGCCTGTTCGTGGCTGATTCCGATTTGGTCAAGTCCATCACAGTCGCCTAGTCCGAAAGGCGGACCGCTATGGCGGTTTACACAGTTATCGCACACCAACGGCTATCCGACTATGCCGTAGTGCAAACACTCACAGACACACCTAT